AGGCAAATCACATGGGTACACTTAGATGTTTGCGATCTGCCCTATAATCCAAAAGTTTTTCAATTCGACATGTAAAAAAATAAACAGATGAAAATAGATAAAACACTAATACTTAGTATTGTCATTGTCTTATTAATTATTCTCAATATAAAACAATGGTCTGATCCTTATAAAACTGAAACTATCTCTGTAAAAGTGCCAGAAAAAAAAGGCAGTTTTAAGTTTAGCTATGATGTTTTGCAATTTCCGATTAAACAAGAAGATTCTATAGTGTATAAAGATTCTATTATCTACATCAAAAACAAAGTTAATATTAAGCTTGCAGAAGATTATAAAAATCTAAAATCTGAATTTGATAGATATAAGCTATTCTTAAACGCCATTAGGATACAAAACTACTCGAAAACTTTTGAGGATAGTTATTTCTCTGCTACTGTTACAGGCGGAGTTCAAGGCGAAGTTCAGTCTATGGCATTTGATTACAAAATCAAGTCTAGAAGAATTAAAACGGATACAGAAGTTAAAAACTATCGTTTCGGCATAGGCCCACAAGTGGGTATGAATTATACCTTATTAGGTGGTTTTACGCCATATATTGGTGTAGGATTAACTTATACATTAATCAGGTTCTAATATTGCGACATATGTATTATATTTACTGAGTAATTCTCATGTTTAATTTTTGTTTAAGTTTAAGGCTCTCCTAGTGAGAGCCTTTTTTATTGCTTAAAAACGTGTCACACGACTAGACCGACATATATCGCATTTTTGATAAACAAATGTAGATTATGGACGTTAACAAAGCATTATTTGAAATTTCCCGAGGAGAATGGGCTTTCCATGTAGACTCTCTTTCACTGTGGCTTCCTACAGCTGTTAATCTTATAGAGCGTAACGCTATAGAATTGCCTACTACCCAAGAAAGTGCTGGTATTACTTTCCTTAACGAAAGTGGAAAAGCTGTAAGCGCTATGGATGTGATAGAAGAAAATACAAGACAAGATGTTGTCGCTGTAGTTTCTGCTATTGGTCCCATGATGAAGTATAGTGGGCTTTGCACCAAAGGAGCAGATTCGCTTATTAATGAGATGAAACTAGCGATGGATCTTCCTGCTGTAAAAGCTATAATCTTAAATATAGATGGTCCAGGAGGTAGCGTTTCTGCTGTATCTGCATTTCAAGAATTTCAACCCCAAAAGACAAAGCCAATTGTGGCTCTCGTAGATTTATGCGCTTCTGCACATTATTGGGCTGCTTGCTTAATAAGTGATCACATTATGGCTAGAAATTCTATTTCAGCTGAAGTAGGTAGCGTAGGGGTAATGGTTTCTTTTATCGATAACCGTGAAGCCCTCAAAGAAAAAGGATATAAAGTGCATGAGATTTTTGCACCAGAAAGCGAACACAAGAACAAAGCTTTTTTACTGGCGAGAGAAGGTAAGTATGATATGATCCAGGAAGATTACTTGTCCCCATCTGCCAAGAAGTTTCAAGCAGATGTACGCTCAGCTCGTCCTAATCTTATAGAAGAGGTAGGTGTTCTTACTGGAAAAACCTTCAAGGCAGAATTGGCAGAAGAATACAATATGATAGACAGCATTGGCAACATGCAAAAGGCCGTAGAACGCGCTCTTTTACTGGCTGAAATAAGTGAAGTAACTAATTATTAACCCCCAATAAATATATTAAAATGAATCGATTAAGCAAGACTATTGGTTTTCTCTGGGCCATTTTGGGGATTCAAAAAACTCCCATAAAAGAAGGGAAATTGGATCTTACAGAAGACCAAGAGAAAAAGATCATCGAGGCACTCGGTGAGAAAGACTTCAAAACTATGGTAAAGGCCATAAACAAAGAAGCAAAGAACGTACTGGACGAAGAGTCAAGTAAAAAGCTTATTGAAGATGCTCGCGCAGAATTCAAACAGAGCTTAGAAGCTTCCGGCTATAGCGAAGAAGAAATTCGCGATATGGCGAATAAAGGATCTGCAAAAGATGGTAAAGGCGATACGCCTAAAGCCAAGAATGGAGAAACTCCATCTACAGATGCAAGTCTGGAAGGCCTTATCTCAGATTTTAAAGCCTACCAGAAAAGGACAGACATAATGATCGCCAAGCTCATAGAAGATCCTGAGCCAGATCCAGTGATTCCACTTAATAAAAATGGAGATATGAAGAATTTAAAGCACTCTGCCACACATCTTTTTGGTGATGGCCAAGCTCTTAACGAATTCACAGGCAGACCATGGAACCAAAGAGCAGCTGGACTTACCAATAGTCTAACTTCTTGGGATGGCACAGCTGGGGAGATCAACCTGCAACGTCTTAATGGCGATGTTGAGCTTTTCTACAGAGAAAACCCAAGCACTATAGAATCTCTACACAGAGATATGATTGAGCTTCCAAGCTTTTGGCAAACTAGGTTTGGTGTAAAAGACAGAATAAGTGATGGTAAAATAGTTTCAGACGAGATTACACAAGCAAGAAAATTGCCTTGGTTAGCCAAAAACAACCAAAGAATCCAGCCAGAAACTCGTGAAATATTTGATGTTAGTATCGATTTAGAATGGGTAGGAGACGATTTACAAAAGTATGAGAAAAGCTGGTTACAAGGTATAATGAGCATGGAAGGATCCACTCCTTACAAGATGACGTTCGTTCAGTTTTTGGTGACAGAGCTTATGAAAAAAGCTAAGGCCGAGGATAGAATGTCCGCTATAAAAGGCGTTTATGTTGCTACACCAGATGATGCTACAGTAGCCGGTAGAGCTATTAACCGCCAGAATGGTTTACTTTATCAGCTGTACAAAGGCGTCTATATAGACAAGAAAGTAAAAGTGCCTTCTATTGGTTTACCAACTCCAGAAAACATCGTGGATTACGCACAACTTGTTATTGAAAAAAATATAAAAGAAGAAAGCAAAGAAGCTTCCAATCTTGTGTACTATATGCCAAAAGATCATGAGAGATGGTACAAAACGAGATATAGACAATTAAGAGGTGTGGAAAATGATTTCACATCAGAGGATCGTCTCACCATAGAGAACTACGAGAATATACGTATTGAGCCGTTGCATGATCTTAATGGTACAAATGTCCACATTATTACGTTCGATGATAATATCGAAATCATGGAAGATGTCCCTAACGAAAAAGGATTATTAACTTTTGAGAGACTTAAGAGAATTATCTATGGCCATGCAGACTATAAGTTTGCTTGTGCATTTATTCACTTAGGTACAGAAGTAACAGATGATGATCCAGATGCCTTCAAGGTGCAAACCGTATGGACCAATGGTGTTTTCCCTTTCAAGAGCGATTTCTACATTCCTTTTCATGACGATAAGTCTGGAAAATTGAAGGTCACTTATTCTAATTTAAGCATTGTACCTGGTTTCGAAACCGACATTGCGACTTTGGAAAAAGCCAACCTTTTTGAAGGACAAACTATAAGAATAAGAGGAAACACATCTGGGGTTACGTCTAGCGTGAAAAACAATGCAAATTTTGATTTGGCATCTAACGCAGATTACGATCTTAGTTCTGGCGGTACATTAACCTTGGTGGTTACTGCTGGGCTTACGCTTAGAGAAGTTAAGAGAACCACAGAAGCAGTAAATACTCCTGCAGAAAACTTCACTTTCGATTCTGCTACAGTAGATCTACTTGATGGTATTACACAAATCTTTAATGGTGAGGCAACGACCCTTACAGGAATAGAAAATGGAACAGAGCAGCAAAAATTAACTCTGCTTAACTCTGGTGAAGCTAACTTGACTGTAAATAATATTGCAGGAAATGTTTCTGTAGTTACAGAGGCGGTTGTTAAGCCAGGTGATACTTTGGTATTGACTCTTATTGATGGAGTATTTACAGAATTCTCTAGAACAATAGCATAATAATTTATAGGCAAGGCGGCACCAGTCGCCTTGCTTTTAATTTTTAACACACAAAAAACAATGAAATTAATTGATAAAAACAGACAGTTATCTAGTCCAGGAGGACCAGTTGCCAAGTCGCCTTTCATTACTATAATGAAAGTAGAAGATCTTGCTTCTACCCCACAACCAAATGCTAAAGGCGTTTTGTTGGAAGGGTTATATGAGATGAAGCAAGGAAAAGAACCTTTCAAAATCTACAATACAGGCTCTTTTCAAAACTTCGGTTTTGAAACTGATGGGGATGAGGATGCCGCAAGCATCCAGAAAACACTTACAGCAAGATTTCCTGGTGATGGCCTAGAAATAAGAGAATTTGTAGGCGGGCAAATGGATATTGAAGTCATCGTCCTTTTTGGTGGAGGCTGTGGTCAAAATCAAAAAAGCGTTATTGGAAGTACTTGTGCGCCAATAAAGATGAGAGCAAACTTTACGATGGATAATGATACAACTCACTATGAGTTAACATTTTCCAATATGAGTAATGATAACCTTATGCCAGGTTTATTTGGTGGGCCAGATCCTGTTGCTAACGTTTTTGTAGCAGATGCTGTAGATCTAGAATTCCTAGTAGCCAATGGTGCACTAGTAAAACTACCAAGTTCTGCAACAGGAGAAGCTGTGGGAGTTACAGATATAGACTTTCCATCTGGAACCTTTGTAAGCGTCATTGGTGGCGGTGGTGCAGATCCAGCAGTTATAAGTGATGCTGCAGGTACAGATGCCAAGTTTGTCTTGAAAGATGGAACAAGCTTTATTGGTCTGGACAATGCTAGAATCACCTTTGAAGTCTTTATTGCAGGAACAGATACTTTCTTAATTGAGCGGTCTAGATCATAGATAATAGTGCAAAAATTATAAAAGCCACTACACATTTTGTAGTGGCTTTTTTGTTGTCACACCTTACAGTCTTACTTATAGGCATCTTTGAGATCTAATCATTAATAAGCCTTATGTTATGGACAAGAAAACAGTAATAAGTATCCTAACGGATCAAAAACAAGACAAGAGACAGAAGTTCTCTATGTTGCTTATGGCGCTCAATCAAGCACCAGTGAAAAACTTTGCCTTAACAGCGCATTATAATAGGGTTGGTTATTCAGACAAGAATTTGAAAGCTATCGTTTATGATGTCAAAAAAGGACACAACATATCATTATTAGATCTAAATGCGTTTGAAAAAACACCAGTTGAAAAAGTTGAAGCTCCAAGCCAAGACAATTTAAATTCAGAAGAGAAAGAAGTAGAGGAAACTAAGGCGGATAAAGAGGAAAATAAAGATAAGCTTAAACTTGAATCTCTTAATGAAGAGCTGAAGGCTATGGATATCGAAAATGCAGAATACAACACTATTAAAAAACTTGCTTTTGGTCTGGCCAATGAAATTAATATCGATTTTCCAAACAAAAGGGCAGACACGCTTAAAGCATTTTTGACTGAGCAAAAAAAAAGCTTGGCCAACGAAGCATAAGAGAGCTTTTTCCGTTCTTAAATAAGCCGAACGTTCCGGACAAGCTCAAGATTTTGACCTCGGATATGATTTCGGCTTTTATATTTGTAAATGAGAATAGAAAAAAACTTGTTCTAGATCTAGAAAATAAATCTTTGAGCCCAAAGGATTCTTTTAAAATTGCCCAAAGTATAGTCTTGGCGTATCAAGAAAATCAATTGGCATTTAATGAGCTTTTGCATTACCAGGAGAAAGGGGAGATATTGGGTAAGCATTCTATTTTTGACGATGAAAACCTTAGGGCTGGCATTACTAATATGTGTGATCTAGACGCCCTGAAGCTCTACAAAAATATGAGTTCTCAAATCTCTAGGTTAAGGACTAAACTAAAAGTAGATCCTCTAGATGAAGAGGCTCTTAGAAACTTAAAATTAAAAGAGACTAAACGCCAACTTCTAAAAACTAAGCTCAATGAAAAACAGATTCTTTGATTTGCAGCAACTGCCAAAAGAAGAGGCGAAAGATGAGATGTCTTCTGTCTTTAAGTCCAAATACATCAATAAGCATTTTGAAAAAATAGCCCATCTGGACAAAGATCTCAAAAGGCTTCCTACTGTGGAAGAGTTCTTTTTTTTGCAAACAGACAACTCTTTTAATGCGTTTACTTTTATCCCCTTTATAGCTCAAAATCATAATATACAGCATCTTTACATTTGTACATATTCTATAAGTAGAAGGGTTATAGACGCCTTGATAGAACTGTACGATAAGGGCTACTGCGACCAAATCACTTTAATGATTTCAGATTCTCTTATTAAAAGAAATCCTACCACTATGGAGCTCCTAGCAGCCCAGGTAAGTAGTAGAGCAAATTTTATTGTCAACTATTCCTGGTCACATGCCAAAGTCACACTTATTAAGACGCAAGATGCTTATTTTGGTATTGAAGGATCTGGAAATCATAGTGAAAATGCCCACTACGAGCAGTACCTATTTTATAATTCAAAAGAAACTTATGAATTCAGAAGAAAGATTTTTACCGATGTTAAAATCAGAGCTAAGGCTATCGGAGGAGCAATACAGCGAAATTGAAACACTAGCAGCTGCAAACTATGCCCCAAGAAGCATAGCAAAGTATTTGGGTGTCAACGAGACCCATTTTATAAAAGAGTGGAAAATAAATACCTCCCTAGTAAGGCATCATTATGACAAAGGGTTGCTCGAGGCAGAATTTCTTATTGCTGAAGGACTTCTTACCCATGCCAAAAGTGGAAATATTACTGCAGCACAAGAATTTAAGAAAATAGCAAGAGTGCAAAGGGTAGAAAATTTAAAGAACGACATACTATTTGGCCATGAAGATTGAAGATATCACTCTAGAAGACATACAGGACTTTATTCACAATGGAAGCCGTAAGGAAGCTCCTAGTGAGGTCGTGGAAACACTATCTAAGCTAGAGAAAATACATGGCATGTATTTGAGGTGGCAAAGTAGAGATCACATTATAAAGCATTTGGAAAAAGTAGATGGTTATTCTTACTATCTCGCCAACAAGTGGTACGATATGATGACGGAGTATTTCTATGCAGAGCGGCAAGTCAGCAAACAAGCTCACAAGAATAGATTAGCAGAAAAGCTAGAAAATGGAATAACACTCGCCCTGAAGCTTGCAGAAAGCTCCAAGGATGTTGTTATGGCTTTAGGTAAAATAAAAGACATCGCAGAAATACTAGAAATCAATAAAGAAGATGCCATGGAGTTTCCCGAAGAACTTTTGGCCAAACCCTTCAAAATGTATTCTGTAGATGCAGAATTCTTGGGCCTACCAAAACCAGATAGGTACAAGCTGGCAAGATTTATAGATGAATATCCAGAATTGAGCGAAAAAGAACGAAATTCTTTAAGAGAGGAAGCAGATTTATTGCCTTTTAAATTATTTAAACCAGACCATGAAAACCCAAGGTTACAAGAAAAGTAATACAGAGAAGCGTTACGCTACCGTAATAAAACAAGTTATAGATCTATCCAAGCCACAACACGTAAAGATTGTAGCTGGCCGTGGTACTTCCAAAACTACAGATATTCTAGCAGATAGAATTATGGATGTTTGCTACGAAATGCCCAGAGCTCGCTTTGCCATAGTGAGTGATACTTATACAAATGCTTTAGAAAATGTTGTGCCTTCTATTCTGGAAGGCTTCAATCGTAAAGGATGGATAGAAGGCGTTCACTATGTTACAGATGTTGCACCTCCAGATCACTTTCAAAAAAACTACAAGCCTGTTCTCAAATTTAAGCATACTATATCCACCTACTTAGGAAATTTGATAAAGCTTGGCTCCTTAGATCAGGTTTCTTCTGTTGCGGGAGATTCTTATCAGCATGTATTTGGTGATGAAGCAAAATATCTAAAATCCAAAAAGCTCAACAAATTAATGCCTGCATTACGGGGTTTTCCAGAAGCCTCCACATCTCCTTTTTACCTTGGCACCACATTTACTACAGATATGCCCAATGTCACCATGGGCGATCAAGATTGGATATTGAAAGGGGCTAAAGAAATGGACCAGGATAAATTCTTACATGCCTTACAAGTGGGTATCGTCATAAATGAGATTCGTATAGAAATGAAAGAAGCTCACGACAAAGGCCATTATGATAGGGTAAAGAAACTCGATAAAAATCTCGTACGATGGATGGAGCGTCACAACAGAGTAAGAAAGAGTCTTACCTTTTTTCATATAAGTTCCTCTTTGGCCAATGCAACCATTTTGGGTGCGGACTATTTTATCAATTCCCTTAAGGATCTAGGACAAGAAGAAGCCAAGGCCAGTATATTATCCTTCAAGCCCAATATTGAAAAAGGAGAGCGTTTTTATATCAATTTAAATGAAGATCACTTTTATTACGATGGTGTAAATAATCAATTTTACGAGAGTAAAAAACTTACCGAAACTTTTGAAGCTTCCTCTTTAGCGCTTAGATACCTAAATCATAAAGCACCTATAGAAGGAGGTATGGATTTTGGAAACCAGACCAGTTTGGTAATGGGCCAGGGAAACGATCGGCTTTATAGAATAATTAAGGAGTTTCACACCCTTGCCCCGGAATCTAGCAAGGAGTTGGCCAAGAAGTTTATAGATTTCTTTAAGTACCAAAAAAACAAAGTTTTGTATTTATGGTATGACCGGGCAGGAAATCAATACCAGATGATTAAGCGAGATTTTGCGAACGAGATCAAGGACCACATAGAGAATTACGAAGGCACCAAAACAGGCTGGACAGTTGTTCTTAATTCCAAAAATCAGGCGAATATTCTTCAGGAAGAAGAATACCTATTTACCAAAAAGCTTATGGGTAATTATTATCCAAAATTACCGGAGCTTATGATCGATGCTTTGCAATGTCCAAACCTGAAATCTTCTCTCGAGCTTGCCAAAACAAAAGTCACCAAAAACGCAAAAGGTCAAACGGTGATCAAGAAGGATAAGTCTAGCGAAAAGCTACCGCTTAAGCAGCTGCCCATGTATTCCACCAACTATTCCGATGGGTTTAAATACTTGCTTTATAGAAAAAACTGGGTGAAGATTAGCAACGGTCGGAGCATTTACCAGACCAGTGATCCAGAGGTTTATTAGTTTTTAATGTTAAATATTCTTAAATAGTCTAATATATTAGAATATTAGACTTATATTTGAGTAACCTTAAAAACAAAAAGCTATGCAAACTTACAATTACACTTATGATGGAAGAGCAATAACAAAATCACAATTTGAAGCTGCTGTACCTAAAGAATGGGAGAAAGATTATGACAAAATTAACGGCTACTCTTATGGATATTATAGAGCAAATTAAATAATAAAATTCTCTGGAGATAACATCAAAGGGGTTTTATATAATTATCGAAATGCAACTAAAAACAAACCATCAATTTCTCGAAGAGATAAAAAACACAGCTGCGAAAAAAAGGATTTCCCTTATAGAACTTCCTAAGATAATAGGGATGAAACAATCTACCTTTTATAGGAATATGAGCGGCAAAGGT